CTTATGACAGGCCTATCTTGGTGCCCTGAGACTTTTTACAGTCTACCGACATCTTTGGCAGAATAAGATATAGGTGGGGCGAGCCCGCCACTCTGTCCCTTTGCCCTAAATTATTATGGCTAATTTCAGCGCCGCCTTTGGCTACAAAGTCTACCTCGTGCCTCTAGCATCATCGAGCGTGGCTGTAGATACTGTGATCGGCTCAACCGGTCTTGGAGCCGGTGGTTTCATCGACAACTCAACAACTCAAGCTATTGATTCTACGGTGAGCTATAGCAACGGAATCTTCACCGCTGCTGGATCCGCTTTGTCCATGGACGGCACGGACACTCCGTTCCTGATGCGTGGTCTGACAAACGCTTCCCTCGAGTCCGACACCGGCTCAGAAGACGTCTATACCTACGATGACGAAACGAAAGGTTTCAACCAGTCTGTTGCTACCACCAAGAGCTTCAGCTTGACTCTCTCTGGAGTGGCTGACTTTAAGGATGCTGGTTACCAGGTCCTGCGTTTGACTGAGCAAAACACAGTGGCAGACAGCCTTCGTGTTAAGTTTGCTCGCCTTGGTCCTACTGGAACCACTGAGACTGTGTTCGGATACGGCACGTTGACCGGCTACACCGAGTCAATCGAAGTTACGAGCATCGTGTCTTGGGAATGCACCCTGACAGGTTACGGCTTCTACGGCCTTGAGCTGGATGCTAATTAGCTGACTAGAAGCATCGCAGGGGTTAACCCGTTCAATACGGACAACCCCTTTGATGGCAGAGGACCGGGAATTCCGGTAACGCTCGAACCAGACAATGATAGCAATGGTTCGGGCGCTACCGCCACAGTTACCTCAAATGCAGGTCTGCTGGATTCCGTCGAGATCATCGACCCTGGCAAAGGTTTCAACATTGGCGACATCGTCAGAGTCGTTGAAGTCGGAGGATCAGGCATTGGTCACTTTACAGTTCAAGCCATCGCTTAAAGTCCGTAACAGCGACGCTTACGGCAAAAAATGTACGGGGGCCTTACTAGCCCCTTTTTTCATGGAAGACTATTCCAGGAACTGGCGTGCGTTATGTCGAACAACCTCAGGTGGAACATTGATATCGACCTGTCGACAGACAACGCTATGCAAGCTTATCAAAGCTTGGTCGACGACGCTATTGGCGGATCTTTAGCAGCGCAGAAGAAGTTAAATAAAGAGCTTGGTGGTAAGGAGATAAAGCAGATCAGTTTAGAGTATGACTCAAACCTTGACAAAGAAATTCCGGTCGCTAAGACGATCCTGACTGAGTTCAAAAAGATTGAAACCTCAGTAAAGAATCGTTCTGACATCGAAAAGGGGTCTATAACAAAGCTTCGTGCTCAAGTAAGGCAGGCTACTCAGGCTAGAGACAGAATTGCAAAGATCAAGACCACGACGGATCAATACGGTAACTCTGTAACGCAAACCACAGCCGCTTGGAAAAAGCAAGACAAAGTTGTCCGAGATCTAAATACGAAGATCGCCGACGCCAGTGGCAACTGGATGAAGATGATCCAGGCTCGCATTCCTGGCGGGCAAAACATCATGGCGATGGCCAACGGCTTGACTCAGATCGGCTTCGCTGTCGGTGGAGTGGTCGCAGGCTTCCAGGCTATCAACCAAGCTATCGGCCCGGTGGTTGCTCGTACAAAGCAACTGCAGTCACTTGACTTGGCGTTTCAAGGCTTTGGTCTAAGCGCAGAGCAGTCTGGCCAGTTCATGGATCAAGCGAAGGCTCAGGCCTTCAAGTATGGTGCTTCCTTGAATCGACTAGAGCAAGGTTATAAGCGCATCGCTCCGGCGATTATGAACTCTGGCGGCTCAATGCAGGACGTGAGCGACGTCATGGCGAGTCTCTCGGCAAGGTCGACAACTCTTGGACTTAATACCGAGCAGTCCGGTCGATATTTCGAAGCGTTTGCTCAGGTAATGGGTAAGGGCAAGCTTCAAGGAGAAGAACTTAACCAGCAGTTCTCAGAATTGGATGGTGCACTGAGAGGGCAAATTGCTGCTTATTTAGAGGCTACTCATGGTATTACCGACTTTGAAGGTGCCATGCAAAATGGACAAGTCACCTCGAAGCTGTTCTTGGAAGCGTTTAACGCGATTTCAGAGGACATGAGGAACAACCTGGCTGGTTCCATTACCGAAGTCCAGGGTAGAATTGACAGCTTAAATGTTCAACAGATCCAGAACATTAGCGATAACTTGAATGCTATTACCCTAGAAAGCCTTAGCGACACTTTTGGAGACTTCGGAAACCAGATGATGTCGGTTAAGCTCATGATTGAGCAGTTTATCGCCAACATCGCTACGACTATGCCTGGCGTCCAGCAACTGGTGAAGGGCGTTATGTCCGTCATCGGTGGCGCAATTCAAGGTACTGTCGTCGGCGCTCTGGGTTTACTTCGGCTCCTGCTGCATGGTATTGAGACCGTTGTTAATGGATGGATGTTGCTCGGAGAGGCTTTCGTGAAGGTCGTTGAGATGATACCTGGTGGCAAGCAGTTGATTGAGGGCTTAACTGGCGCCTTCGGAGGAGCAGTTCAAGGGCTTCAGAACTTTACAGATGGCTGGCTTGCTGTCGGCGGCGGGGCATTGAAGGCCGAGCAAGAACTCTCGCAAACAGATGGCAGAATTGTCGCTTTACAGAATCGGTTCAGAGAAGGCAAGATCGATGCAGAGGAATTTGCAGAAGGTCTGAAGAGGATCAGCGACGAGGCCGCTAAAGCTGCGATGGGTGAGGAATACGACGCCTTGCTTCAAAAGGTCGCAGAGCTTAAGGAGAAAATCAAGGATGCTGTCTCGGCCGAGGGCGATGCCAAGTCTGTCTTCGATACCGAGAAAGAGAAGGTAGAACAGCTGAAATTAGGCGTCAAGAACTTCTTTGACGAGAAAAAGGCACAGCTCAAGGTCGAGAAAGACGAAGTAACTGCTCGCTACGACTCGGAAATCTCCGCAATCAAGCGTGCTCAAGACGCTGCGAAGGCTAGGCACGAGGAGGAGATGTCTGCCCTCCAGATGAGGAACAGCGAAATCCAGGCGGGTATTCAGGCTGAGATTGATGCGCTTGGTGGAAAAACTCCTGCGGAAGAGAAGCTTGCACAGATGCGCAAGCAAGAGATCATGGACAAGCTTGCGTCCGGCGAGCTTAGCGAGAAAGAGAAGCTACAGCTGCAGGCTCAACTGGAGCGCATGGAGCGCCAGAAGCAGATCCAAGAGAAGCAGTTACAACTAAAAGCAGAGAAAGAGAACGCAGATAAGGCTGAAGCGGCCCTGGCCGAGAAGCAGAAGACGGAGCAGGAGGCGCTAGCCCAAGCAGAGAAAGATGCGCAGGATGCGAAGAAGACTGCATTGGACGAGATTAAGACCAAGCAAGATGCTCTTATGGATCAACAGGAGCGTATGGCTGACCTGTTTGAGAAGAGTAAGGAGGCAGTCGACCTGACAGGTAAGTCGATGGGTGATATCGCTACATTGGTCAAAAATCAGGTCTCTGACTTCGAAGACGCTAAGACCGCCCTTGAGGACGCTGAGGGCGCCACAGCCGGACTTAAGACTGAGCTGGAGAATGCTGAAGACAGGGCAGAGGGGCTTAAGAAGGAGATGGAAGAAGTCGCGAATTCGGCCAACAGGGCTAAGACCGCTATCAACAATGCTGCAACCGCTCAAAGAAACTTGAACAACGCACGTTCGAGTGGCGGTGGTGGCGGTGGCGGCGGTGGTGGAGGTGGTAATCCACTTCTCACGCCTCAAGCTGAGGGTGGTCCTGTTGTCGGGGGTACGTCCTATCAGGTCAACGAATTAGGACGAGAAGGATTCATGACCCGAGGCGGCAGAATGTCTGAGATCAATGTGCCGTCCTACGGTGCCTGGAAGGCTCCCAGTTCAGGAACTGTTATCCCAGCTCACGTCTGGGCTGCTATCAAGGCACAGGGCGGTGGAGGCTCTTCCTCGACCCCTAGAGCTGCCAGCGGAACTGGTGGTTTCATGGCTCAGATCAGGAGCATGGGTAACACAAGTGGAAGCAATGACATCGTTACCAACAACGTCACCATCCAGTCAGACAACGTGGATCGCACTCTGCAGCAATCTCTAGTTAGCCTGCGCCGTACAAAGCGTTCTCGGTACTATTAAGAAGAATAAGGTTTAAGACATGTTCTTCTTCGGCGAAGCTAAAGACTCTGCTCAAATGATCATCGAAGAGAGAAGCCGGCACAATGGGCCTGGTTGGCCTAAATCCGCTCGCCGTCATTGGGATATGAGAGACACTCAAGCCGCTTTGATCTATTCTTCATCGGCACTGCGGAACGCTGTAGACGAAGGCCAGCCCGAAGAACTGCTTAATTCTCTTGCTGATATCTACGAAGAACATCTAACTGCTTTTTGCGCCTACTCTGATGTGATTAGCAGGGCTATGGACCTAGGGCTACACCGATACCCCTGGCATGAGGCGAATCGAAAGATCCGTCAGGATCTAATCGCCCGACAGTCAAGGCCTTTGGAAAAATAGTACAGTCTCTTCGACATCATGGCTGGATTAGCTATAGCATACAGCGGTCAGTCTGGGGGCGGTAGTTGGAACATCGTATTCACCGAATTTACTAGCAGAGACTTCCCTAGAAGTTTCGAGAATTCAGCAGGATTTGGGCGAAGTCAGACAGGTGCTCTTATTCAGTCTGGTCCTAGGTACCAGCAGAAGTATTCGTGGACTATTGACTGCATGGTTAATAGTTTCGTTGCGGTGGCTTTGATGGAGCTATACACGCAGTGGGATAAGGACAGGGCTGGAGGCAAGTCAGTGGCTGTAGGAATTACTGACGCAACGTTTGGGCCAACCGTCATGGGTCAGGCTACCTTTACAACGGCACCTACGTTTACGTACGCAAGCCCCCGGAAGACTATCGTCAGCTTTGGCTTAATGGGGGTCTGATGAGTTACTTAATTAACAGCACTCGACTTGCTGAGGTAAAGATTCAAGGTGTCGATGTGACCGATCGCATCGTCGAAATATCTCTTAGCGACTCAAGTGGCGTCAAGAATGGACTTATCGCTACTGACGGCGAGGTCAAGCTTGCCTACCGGCCTGGTAGTCCTGACCGAGAAGATTATCAGCGCAATACATTCGCCCGTGGATCTGTAGTTACGATTGATATCGTCTTCCCTTCGGGCAATAGGCGCAGACACCCAAGAGGCTATCTGTTCGTAATTGACTCTAACTTCGATCCTCAGGACGAGTCAATCAGGATTAACGTTGGTTGCGGAATGGCATTTGCAGCTCTAGATGGAGACGTTACTGACATCCTTCCCCTGCCTGAGCTTTTCATCCCTAAGACTAGGGAGGATTATCAGTCCATATCAGCCGCTCTAGCAACCGAAGGCAGAATTGCCTGGTATGACGGCTACGGAACGCTGCGAAGTTCGAAGCTATTCGAGGGAGATACAGGGAATTATTCCCCACCCGGTAAGTGGGTCTCCGTTTTCGGAGTTACGGCGCAGGCAATCTCTCCTCTTGATAGCACCAGATCCATCGTTTCTGATGAAGGTACTAGCGGTGGCGGTGGCGGCCAAGATGGAGGCGGCGGAGGCGGCGGTGTGGATGGCAGCCCTTATCAGGGAACCGACCCTGACAACATTCTTGTAGACTGGGAAGAGCCATCTGGCCCCATTGACCCTGATACAGGTTTACCCGACCCACCAGAGGACGATCCTGATGATCCCGGGGCAGGTAATCCTTTTGACGTCACCCTGAGTGAAGCTTTCTATTACACACAATATCCAGTAATCCACTACGAAAGAGTTCCGCCGGAGCCAGAGGATCCAGAGGATCCAAACCCTCTTGAGGATGGCGGCGACCCGCAGCCTGACTCCGGATTAGACGAAGCTCGTCCTAGCGATTGCGTTGACGAGTTAACCGAGAGCGACAACCCAGCCGGGGCGGAAGGTTCTGACAGCGGCGGA